AAATAAGTTTATAAAATTCAAAAGATTAAAGAAAGTAAGCAATTATTCCCAAAACTCACCTTCACACTCATGGCAAAGAATTTAAAAAACTTTTTTGGCTTGCTTGGAGCAAAAGAAACTCCAACGACCTCAACAGTTACAGCATTTGAAGCAACGCGTGAAGGGCAACCTAAAGCGTATATTCCTAATTTTTTCTATAAGCCGCCTTTTGGATATCCTCGATATAAAGATTTAAATTATTACAGACAACTGGCTGCAAGTATTTATGTTGACATGTGTGAAACAGCAATAATCGATGAAGTATGTTCGGTTGAGTGGGATATAGTTGCGGAAGATCGTGCAGGGAATGAAGTGCCAGGAAAGGAAGCAGACGTTGAAAGGATAACTCAATTTTTTGAGAATCCAAACACAAACAAAGAAAGCTGGGAAACAATAGTTCGAATGATGTTGCCAGATTTATTAGAATTGAACTCAGGTGTGATGGTTAAGACGTTTAATGCATTTGGGAAGTTTGTTGAGTTAGTTTCAAGAGATGGTGCGGCATTTACAAAGAATCCGGATCCTTATGGAATGTACACAGATAGAGCCGACCTAATTTTAATTAAAGATATTATGGGCGAACAGGAAGATGCCGGACGTCAAAACTTATCTTATCCATTATTAGGTGGAGCATTAACTGGCGAACAAGCAAAAGAAACTGCGGCTTATTTTCAGTATGGACATAACACTGCAGCAAGACCAGTTCCATTCGGTAAACGAGAAGTTGTGTGGTTTGAAAAGAAAGTACGAACAGATGATTTATATGGACGTTCGGCAATGGAAGTTTTAAGTAAGACAGTTCAAACATTAATTTATGCAGTAGAGTCTCAATTGGAATATTTTTCAGACAATTCGATTCCTCAAGGAGTGTTAGGACTTGATGGAATGTCAACAGAAGATATGAAAGCATTCGCAAGACAATGGACAGAATCACAAAAGAAAAAAGATACATTAGGAAACTGGAAAAAGGTATTCCATAAACTATCAATGGTTAACAAGATGCCTAAGTTTGAAAGATTAAGTTTCTCAAACCAAGAATTAGAATTAATCGAATCACAGAAATGGTGGAGTAAAATGGTGTGGGCTGCTTTTGGAATTACTGCAACAGAACTGGGATTCACAGAAGATGCAAAAGGATCAGCAAATCAGATAGTCCAAACAAGCGTAGCCAAGAAAAGAATTATCTATCCATTATTAAGATTAATAGAATATCATGTGAACACCGAAATTATTCCGGAGTTTGGAGTAGAAGGAATCAGATACAAATATAAAATCTTTGACATCGACGAGGAAACTAAAAAGTGGGGATTATACGACTTGCAAGTTAAGGGAGACTTAAAGACAGTTAATGAAGTAAGAAATGCGGAAGGATTAGATCCAGTAGAATGGGGAGACAAGAACTCAGGAGAAAGAAGTCCCAATCAAGGAACGAATATTAATCTGGGGGATCCAAGACAACAAGATGCAGATAAAATTAATAGGGATAGTCAGAATGAAAGAGATCAGATGACAGCCAAGCCAAAAAAAAAAGTAGAAAAAGCATTAACCACAGATAGCCCTTTGACTTTACAACCAAACGAGGAAATGGGCCCAAAGGATTTAGAAAAAGGGATTAAGCGAGTTTTAGATAAAAATAGAAAAAGGATCCTTGAAATTTTAGATTCACAATTTAAAGAGGAGCCATTAGTAAGAATCAAATCAATAGATGACATTCCAAAAATGATTAAAGGGGCATTTGGAGCATTTGCATTAAAAGAATTAAGTGACTCAGTAATTAAAACAGAGTTTGATGATGGGTGGAATAAATCAGAAAAGCAAATCCAACAAAACGTGCCTTACAATGATAGTGCCTTAAAATTCTTACAAGATCATACCTTTGATAATATTAAGGGAATGACAGAAGAAATCTCAAACGATTTAAAACAAGAACTCGAACGTGGGATAATTAATGGAGAAGGGATCACAAAACTAAAGAACACAAAACTAAAGAAGAGAGTTGAAAAGGTGTTTGATGTGGGAGACAATCGAGCAGAAATGATTGCCCGGACTGAAACAAACCGAGCAGATAACAATGGAAAACTATTGGCAGTTAAGGGTTCGAACATGGACCAGGATTATAATAAGAAATGGGTAACTCACGAGGACGATCGTACTTCAGAATTGTGTAAACATTTGGATGGCCAGGTGGTAGGAATAAACGAAGATTTTCATCATGGAAAGTGGTCCGGACAAAGTCCTCCAGCACATGTGAATTGTAGAAGTTCAATTGTTTTTGTAGAAAAAGAATAATGAAAAAGAAGAAAGATGGGCTTGTTTCTAAAGTTTTAAAATTCAGGCCAAGCAAAGATGAAGGTGGAAGATATATTTGTTATTGTGATTTTGGGTATCACCAGGGGATGATTAAAGCTGAAGAAGTTTGTATTGCGAGGAAATGCAAACATTATTATAAATTTTATATTTCTAAAAATTCACAAATAAGTTTATAACAATAAGAGAACTCTAATAGGCATGTCACAGGAAGCGAGTTTCACATTTACAACCCCTCTGAACGTTAATATAGTTAATTTGAAGGGCGAAGAGCACTTATTCGTAGAGGGAGATATTTCTACAAATGATATTGATTTGGTTAATGATGTAATGACCAAAGAGTGTCAAGAATCAATGCAAAAGCAAATCATGGAAGGCAGTTTAAAATTAGATTTAGAGCATGAAGCATTTAGGGGAGAATCTCACGAGGAAAAAGAAATAGCAAAAACAAAAATCCCTGCCGGCAAGTTAATAGACTCAACAGTGAAGGATTTAGGAGATGATAGATTTTCAACAAGAGTCAAGGGAGAAATCAATCGACACAATCCAAATTATAAAGCGATTAAAGGAAATTTAACTGAAGGATATCTTGATGCATTCTCGGTGGCATTTCTACCAACAGATGTAACATATGATATAAAAGATGGAGAAAGAGTTCGAATGTTAAACGATGTCAAATTATTAAATGTAGCCTTAACTGGAAATCCTTGCAACACAAAAGCTCAACTTAATGATATTTTTATGAAATCAATGGATGCTGTGGAAGAATACAAACGTATGAAAAAAGAAGATCCAGAAATCGAAGGACAATTAGTTGTCAAATCAAATTCATCTTCGAAAGAAGATAAAACCAACATAGTTGGTAATCAAGAATTAAATAACAAAGAAAAAAAGATGACAGAAAAAAATCTCAAAGAAGAACCTAAAGAAGAAGCTCCAGTGGAAACTGAAGCTAAACCCGAAGGAACTGATGAGAATGTAGAAGAAAAAGCAATGCTTAATATGAAGGCAGAATTGATAAATCTTAAATCAGAAAACGTAACTTTGAAAGATGCTGTAAGTAAAATTGCAGAACAACTTGATAAGATAACTAAGGCCCTTGAAGCCCCAATACACAAATCTGAAGGGATTCAAATCAAAGATGCAGAAATTAAGGCAAATGCTTCGGAAACTAAATCTGTTGATCCTTTAAGTCTATTTAGATAATGAGAGCACAAACAGGAATGACTGAAGGTTTAGATATGCAAAGCGCATATTTCAAAACTTTTGGAAATTTAACTCATAAGACAAAATATTTGGATGCATTTAGTGGAATTGATTTAAGATCACAAGCTGGTTTTAAAGCAACTACTACTACACAAGGTGGAGCGGGAACTGCAGGATATGCAATGATTCCGGTTTACTTATCACCAATGATTGTGGACGAATCGAGAAAGAGAACACCTTTGGTGGAATTAATCCCGAGAGTTACAAACTTAGGTATGTATGCAGACTATAATAATCTTGAATCTAAAGGTGCAGCTTTTGTAGCTGCTGAAGATGCAGCATTTGCTGAAACTAACGACACGTTCGATAGAAGTTCAGTAGCAATCAAGTATCTGTACAGTGTTGGAAGAGTAACAGGACAAGCTAAAGCAGGACAACCTGCATTCGTTTTAGAAGGTTTCCAGGGAACTGGATCCGGATTAGGCGGAAGTGCGTTCGGAAATGTTGCAAGTGCTAACGCAATGCAACTAAGAGTTTTAACTGCAGCAAGGGCTTTAAAGGAATTAGAAGAAGAATTGATAGTTAATGGTGATGCCTCAACAACTTCAACTGAGTTCTCTGGAATTGTAAAACAACAGAGCACAACAAATGTAGTTGACTTGAGTTCAGCAGCATTGACTTATGATGATATTGAGACAGCAGTTCAATATGCATTCGACGACGGTGGAATTGTAAAATTAGCCGTAGGATCAAGTGCAGCTGTTAGAGATGTTAGAAAGATTATATTGGATACTTTCCGATATTCTCCAAGTGACGTCCCTGGCGGAGTATTGCCTTTCGGTGTCCCATCAGCTGTAATATTGCAGACATTAGTAGGACCAGTACCATTGATCCCATCGATGTTTTTAAGTAATGTTAGCGGTGCAAAACAAATCTACTTCTTAGACACAGACTTCATTGAAATGCGAGTATTACAAGATATGACTTACGAAGAGTTGGGTAAAAACAACGATTCAGATAAGTTCTTTTTGAAGATATACGAGTGTTTAGTGATTAAGAATCCGAAATTTAATGCATTCATAGATAACATACTATAAATTTTTATTGTTTTTATTTTAATTTTTTATTTTAATTTTTTAAAAAACAACAGAGAAAAAAACTCTTTAAAATTGGAATTAAATCATAGGAGGATAAAAAAATATGACAGCATTAGGAGACGTAGGAACAAACACAGAGATAGTACCAAACATGGGTGTTAAAATGATTCAGTGTGTATTTCCAGCAACCGTTATAGGTGGGACTGACACAGCAACAGTTGACTTGAAAAAATTTGGATGTACAAACCTTCACGGGATTGTAAATTTTGATGAAACAACAACTGGATCGGTAGTAGTAACTGAAGCACCAACGACAACTGTTAGTTCAGGAGTGGTAACAATCACTTTTGGAGGTTCAGACACTGGAGTAAAAACAGTCATACTTTGGGCTTACTAAAATGGCAAGATTTGGAGAGGTTAGTGGAAGAATTGACCAATCAGGTGCAAATGGCATTAATAGTACGACACCCTTAGTATTGGCCGGAAGTAGTTCTGCACCGATAACATTCACATCGGCGAACACAAAAACGTTACAATATTATTTTAATAATAAAGCAACGAGCGGAGATAACAGAGGTATGTACTTGAGACTTTACTTAAGTGGAGCAGGATCAGGCGGAGAAGCAGCAAGAATTTTCACAACAATTAATGATGTGGCATGTGGAACAGCTCATGGAGCACACATCTCATTGAATTTTGCAGATAGTGGAGAACTTAGCGGATTAGGAGTGGCAGGTAGAAATACCTTGCATATTCCAGACGATGCAGGTTGGACGGGTGGAAATCTATCACCTTTAATGGCGGAGATTTACTCAGACGGCGCAGCAAGTGATCCAGATGGAGTGACAAACTTATCTTACATTCAAATTGTAAATGGTGGAGATTCAAGTGGAATTGCGGATGTAGACGATGACATTAATTTGTTATCAATACAAGGGCACACTATAGCATCGGGAAATATGATAGTTGCAGACACCGACGAAACAAAATTCTCGCATAAAGCAAGAATTATAATTGGTTCAACAGCATACTACATCATGTTAACATCATCTTAAATGCAGATTACAAAACTAAAATGAAACTTAATTTAAATCTGGCAGAGAGAATCAACTTAATGGCGATTCTACCAGCTGAAGGGAACTTCATAACTTTGAAAGTGATTAGGGAATTAAAGGCGAATCTTGGAGTTAAGGATAAAGAATTTAAAACATTCGAGATCATACAAAAAGACAACCAAATAACCTGGAACGAAAAAGGGAATGAGGAACTTGAATTTGAATTTGGCGAGAAGGCAACTGATATCATTATTGAGCAATTAGAAAAACTCGATAGGACAAAGAAACTGGAAGATAAAGATTTTAGTTTATTTCAAAAATTCGTTAAAAATGAAATTTAAGAATACTGGTAATGATGCAAAAGTACGGATTAATGAGTCTGACGGATATCGTTGGATTACCGTTAAGTTTGGACAGATAGTTAATATTCCGGAGACTACTGGAAAATTAAATGGTTTTGAAATTGTTGAAGAGATAAAAACTGAAACAAAAGAAGTTAAGAAAGTAATTAAAAAGGAAACCACTAAGAAAAGTACTAAGAAATAATAATTTATTTTTTTTAATTTTTTAAATTTTTTAGATGGCCACGAGGGGCCTTAAACCTCACAATTAAATACGGAGAAAAAAAAGAATGACAGCATTAGGAGCAGTAAGTACAAACACAGAAATAACACCAAATTGTGGTGTGAAATTGATCCAGGTAGTGACAGATGCAACAGTTGATGACGGAGACACTTTGACAGTGGATTTATCAAAATACGGTTGCACAAATATACATGGAATTCAAGGATTTTCTGAATCAACAACTGGACAAGTGGTTGTAACAGAAGCACCAACAACAGCTGTAAGTTCAAGCACTCTGACAATCACTGTAGGTGGTTCAGCAGATAATCGAGTAAGAACTTATATAATTTGGGCTTATTAGATAGAGGTACGAGGAAAACCTTAATTTTCTCATAATTAAATATGGAGGAAAAAAGATGATTACACAAGAAACAATCATAGCAACGGTACCAGCAGGCGGGACTGGAGTAACTGCAGATAGTTCGACAATTCATGGAGAAATCTTAAAAGTTTCAATGAATGTGACTGGTAATTCGATGGACATCAACTTGGATACGTTAGGAGAACAAAGTGCCCAGGCGATTATAGATTATACCGGGAATACAGATTCCACATTTTATCCAAGAACACCAACAGTAGATAATGCTGGAGCAGCAAACAGTTTGTATGCAGCAACATTCCCAGTCCAGACACCATTTGTGGTTTATGGAAAGTTAAGGTTGACGTTAGCAAGTGCAGCACCAGCTGAAACTGTAACCATGACAATCACTTATAGAAAATGACCAGAAGAGTAATGTGTCAAGGAAAGTGGGTAGAAGAAACTACTAATCTGAATGCGGTGACAAGTGCAACGACTGGAGACAAAGTAGATTGTAGATGGTATAATCGAATTGCAGTTTTTGTGAATGTGACGGTAAACACTGGAGCAGTAACAGTCACACAACAAGCAAGTGTCGACGGAACAACCTGGTTCGATTTAGTGGCGAAAACTTACACAGCCACAACTGGAAATGATGTCTACCATTATGGATATAATACTTATTATCCTTACATTCGAACAAAGACCTCAACTCAATCAAACTCAACAGCAACAACCTTTATTGCAGCGAGGAATTAAAATTAAAATGAAAAAAATAATGGGAATAATCCTAACAATTGCATTCATAGCTTTAGTTAGTGCAGCAATTTATGTCGAGCCCTGGAATGCAAATCAAGAAGCAAATTCTTATAATCTAACGGGAGTAGGATGGATAACTGCAGATTTTATTAATGGAACATTTATTGGAGAAAATTCAGGAGTAATTAATTGGACTCAATTACAAAACTATCCAGTAGCATGTCCAGGATCAGGAGCAATCACACAACTGGGAAACTCAGTGACTTGTTCAGATTTATGGGTGGATGTGACAGGAGATATAATGACTGGAGATTTAAATGTTACTGGAACTATTTATGGAGAAAATGTTTTCTTACCGGCATATGCAAGAATACCAAGTAATTCAACAATTCCAGTAGCAGGTGCAAGTGTTTGGACAAATATTACAATGAGTAAACAATTATCATCATTACAAAAAAATATAGGACATACTTGGAATGATTCAACAAATGAAACAATTACAATAAATGATGCAGGTGTTTATCAAGTTGATTTAACAATTAGTGTAGTAGATTCATCATCAAGTCCTTCTGCACATGTTGGTTTTAGATTATATAGTA